GGCGCAAGAATGGTACGTTTCTTTGCACACGACCAAGGATGATCACGCAGGATGGATTTCCGCACCTGGTCATAGATACTGCGGCAGCGTTCAGCACGTGCTGTGTTCTCATCAAAAGATGCAATATTGCTATCCCCGATCAGGCTTAAAGCATGGTTGACGATGGATGTTCTGGTTGTAATAGACATAAAAAAGCCCTCAAGTTTTAATGATCTTGAGGGCTTCTTTGATTAGGTTTGTTGGGTGTTAGAATAATGCGATGCGTTTCACTAACACATCATGGTATGCATCCATATGTTTTTGCTGTTCTTGCAATAAAGCCCATTGTTCATCATTAATAAATGATGGCTGACCCTTATCCAGAAAGTTTTCTAGCGCATCAAGCTTTGTGTATAGTTCGCGCTGCTCAAGTCGAACACGATCTTGTGGTGTTTCTGCTGATGCGAATTTTCGCAAGAACTCATCTTTTGGTAGCCACTGTACAAAGCCGTCCAGTTGTTCTGTATTTTTCTGACCCGCGCGATCTTCAAGGATATAGCCAATATCATTGCCGTTTTCACCTTCTGGAAGTTGCCAACCGCGATAATCGTTATATTCCTGTCGAGTCATTGTTGCTGCGTGCACCAGGCTTGTACCAGCGAATGCAACCATGGTTAATGCTAGTAATTTTTTACTCATATTATTATTCCACTTCTTTCAAACAATTGCGGCACTCTGGCTTGGCATCAGTACCAATCTCAGTCGCACCATGAAAACCAAAAAGACACATCAGTAGTTGAATCATTTTGGCTGCTCCTTATAAAAAAGACCCGACACCCCATGCCCAAGATGCCGAGCCAAAGCCCCTTTAATTAAGCCGGTGTGTAGTCAATCGCTACGACTTTCTTCTCATTGGCACGTGCAGCACCAAATGAATGAACGCCACCAACCTGTTTTACGTTCTTCTTATCCGGACGAGTCGAGATATCAAAGCTTGTAATATCTGCATCACCGAAATGGACAGCAGACTTACAGTACATTGCTAGACGCTTGGTTCCGACGGTAGCGCCTTGACCTACTTTTTCATAAGCAACCCAAGTCACACCTAACCACTTGTGACCTACTGCACCGTTCTGCAACATCTGAACGTTGACGTGATCCGAGTTGGTCAAAACAGTGTCGTTCAAGAATGCGTTAAGAACATCCGATGTGTACGTGATAAAGATTTCTTCACCGTTCTGCTCATCACATTCGTTCGCACGGAATAATGATTTTGCTTTGGTGATTTGCTGCTTCAGCGTACCGAAAGCCGGTGCGATGATTTGACCTGCTGGTAGGTTCACCGTGGAAACAGTTGCTGTACCGGCATCGTCTACTACTTTGCGAGTCACTGGACCCACAAGCGCTGAATAAATGATGTCGTCAATCTTGCGCTCACGTGCGCTGATCAATAACTTCATGTATTTGTCTTGCGGCATTGCCTTTAGCTTAGGCAGGTCACGCGGTTCAATTGGAATGAATAGATCCCAATCAGACATTAATGCGGTACGTACACCTACATCTGGATGAGTCCACTGAGTGTCACCATAGCGAGCACCAGAAGCCTGCATTTCCACTGAACCCATGTCATTGACGGTGAATGATTCACCTTCAATTTTTCCACGGTTCACAACGGTTTTAAGCAGTCGTGATTCGTTTTGCTGTGCCGCAACGTCGTATGTGTCATGGAACTGTTGAACAAACGCCGCTGTGATTTTGTTTTGGTTAGCCATTGGCTAAATCCCCCTTATTGATATTGCTTCGCATAAGCCTGTTCAACCTGCGCATAGACGCGTTTATGGTCTGGATGCTTGTCGTTCAAGTAGGCTTCCGACATCATTAATTGTTGAATGGATTCTCCACCGTTTTGCTGTGTGTTAAATGGCGGTGAATCTTCCTGAATATGCTTACCAATAGCGGCCGCTAGCTTTAACGCACCGATTGGCGAGTCTAGATCCGAAGCCTGAAAACCTAGTGCTTCAATGGCCTGTTTAGCCAGATTCACATTCACACCAAAGTCATTGCCCCATTCTTGCTGCAGGGCTTCCATCTGAACGGATTGATGCTGTTCATAAGCTTTAACGACTGCTTCAACTTGCTTATTGGTCATACCTTCAGCATGGAATGATTGCAGTACTTCAACGTTATCCGCTTTAAATGCATCAAAATCGAAGCCATCAATTTCAACTGAATAAGCATCGGCAGATTCTGGTACCGCTTTTGCTGGATCTGTTTCAGTTGTTTGCGTTTCTTGTTCAGCAGGGTTCTGCTGTGTTGTCTCAGTACCTGGCACCGTTTGCGTTTCTGTTCCTGCAGGTGGTGTTGTAGTGTGAGTTTGTTCAGTTGTTTGAACGTCTGGTGTGTCTGTTGTCTGTTGTTCATTCATTGTTTTGCTCCATGTGTGCTAGTTCTAGGCTCTCGTCATAGCGAGGGTCGTTTGCTGTGTTAATTCGGTTGATAATGAAGTCCACGACTTCGGCACGGCCCAAACGGCGGCATGTCTCACGTTCGTTGTCAGTGAAAGCATTGCGTTTAAACCGCACGGTGAGTTCTTCTAAAATTCGTTGGCCATTTACGTCCATATCGAAATGCATCTGATAGGTCAGCGCCGTTGGTTTTCGATGTGAACGCCATTTGACGTGGTGGCCAAAACCCAATTCGTCCTCTTGTTGGGCAATGAGTTCACTGAAATCAGATTCAGGCTGTTTAACTTTGGCTTCAGCCTCAGCAAGACGTGCACGCAGCTTGGCTTCTGTGTCCTTTAACACTTCAATCTTTCGTTTATAGGTAATTGCATCAGCCACTTTTTGTTCATGATTGACAAGTAGCCAAATAAAGATCACCAACAATAAACATAGCGCTCCAACTAAATATTCCATTACTGCATCACCTCACTAACCATTTGTGCTTCCAGACCTTTGCCTGCTGCATTTGCTACAGCTCCTGTTACTTGCTGTGCCATAGCTGCCTGTTGTTCCTGAGCTGCTGCCTGTTGCTGTTGCTGTGCTTTCTGTTCACGGTATGCCTGAAGTTCATCCGTGGTACGCATGATTGAAGTTGGTGCACCTAGACCAGCTGCCAGTACTTGTGGAACCGCATCAAGATTGATGTTGTCCAGTGCATCCGGAGCGACTTCAATAATTGATCCAAGTGAAGCCATAAGACGTTCAATACTGGCCACTTCCTCAAGCTTCTGAGCACGTGCCAGTGGTGAAATAAACTTGAATGAAAGGTTACGACCTTGTAGATCCTCTGGTGCTTCGCCTAATGCTTCTGCCCGATATGCCAGACCAAAAGCACGATCAAGGATAGGAACAAGCAATTCAGCCTGTGCACGGCCATATAACGGGCCAAGCTGCTGCCGGATCATGTCGACACGTGCATAAATCTCTGCTGCTGTCGGTGGTGTGTTGTAATGCTGAGACATACCATCAGCCATAAGCTTTCTGCGGATGCTGGATTGAATGCGATCTAACAGCGGATCTGCGACCTGAAAGCCCCGACCACTATCAAGACGTTTCATTGCATCCACTTTTCCTGCAGTAACGATTTTTCCGCCACCGATACGTACAGTACGTGGGTTTAAAATCCCGTCATCCTCAGCAATCCAAAAACCAAGCACATCAATCTCAGCACTGCGTAAGGTGTCGCGCATCAAAGCATTGGCTGATTTAGCATCTGGTAACGCCGTAGACATGATGCCAATTCCGTACACGCTGCCCGGGATCTTTCTAAAACGTGGTACTGCACATGGGAATTCGTTATAGCCAGATTCTTTCAGGATATTTTTTCCATCTACTTCCACATGATATGAAGCGAACGGCATGTTCTTTGGCAGCAATACACGGTTGGTCATTGATGCTTTGACCTTGCGTGGTTCGATCACATGCACAACCTTGAAACGATCATCTGGCCGAGTCTGGTAAGTGTTACGCACTGCACCACTTACTTTGTGTTCACCAAACTCACTGACCAACTGTGCAGCGGTTTTGGTGTACTCGCGGTAAATCGTATCTACTTGCCCGTCTGGACGTGTAGAAGCAATAAAGCACTCACCGATTGGCCAACACTGGTATGTGAAGCCACCGCCTTTTTCACGGTCAATGTCTTGATAGATCACACCCCAACCAGCAACGGCGAAATCAATGATCATGTCGTAGATTTCACTGTCAAAGTTTGCGCCGTGGATATTGCGAAATAAGAACTGTGCGACCTGTTCAAGCCAGTGTTCACCTGGTGTAAGTTCAGCTTGATCATCCATACCATCAGGCACAGCTTTAAACCAGATCGCGTTTGCAGGTGTGGTACCTGCAATCAGGTTAGATACAAAGATCAGGATTGATTCGGCAGCAGTAGAATCCAGCAAATCAGCACGCTGTTTCTCTCTGGTGCCTTCGGAACCTGAACTACCACTAAAACACTGTTGGCGCTCAGGTGCTCCGTACTTGTAGCATTCAGTCCAGTGGGCTTCATATTTGGCACGTTCTGCCCGAAGCTCACCCAACCGTTTGCAAATTTGACTTGCTCGATCACTCATGCCTTATCCGCCTAGTGTTGATTTCTTTTCATCATCAGATGCAGAGGAAAGCACTTCAGATGCCTTACGCTTTTTACGCTGTGCCACCTGTTCGTTTTCTGCCGTCTGTGCCTCTGCTCGGGCTTTGGCTTCCGCTGCCTGAGCGTCATAGCCTTTGGATGCTGCCTTGGTATCAGTCAGACCAATGGCATCCGTCACAGTGCTAATGGCCTTGCCTATAAATCCACCACACATGGTTAGTACTCCTCGGTGATCCAACCGTTAGGGCCTACAACTTGGCGCGTACGCTTTGCTGTTGGCTCAGTAGATGCATTGGATGCAGGTGCATGCTGTGTAGGTGGTTGTGCTGATTCACCTTTGTTTTTGCGCCATTGAAGAAATTCTTCATATTCCTTTTTGGCTGCCAGTTCTTCTGCAGTTGGTTCAACTGGTGCACCTAGTGAACTAGTTTCATTAGTAGACTGGTCTTGTGATTCAGCATCTTGACCTGTGATGTGCTCTAACGCTGCATCGGCCTGTTCGGCTGTGCTGACTGGTTCCGGTGCTTTCTCTGTTGCACCTGGTGTATTTACTTTGCGAGCTGCCATAAAAAAACCCTATCGTTGGTTGATAGGGTTAGTTTGTAGATCGCGAAGTTCTGGTTTGTTGTGTTCCCTGGATACTAGTCAAACCTTTCATTCTCTCAATACATTCGTTCGGTTTTACTGTGCAAGTTATCTAAACTTATTAAAAAAATTACTATTCTTCGGCCCGACGTAATGACACCATCCCCATAATTCACGCCAGTAAAACCACTCGCCGTTGCTTTCCTTCCACGGCGTGCCGTCATTCTCGATATGGGTGTAGTCAGGTGGCATGAAATACCCCCTCTACAGCAGTGAACTCCTTTCCGCTTTCATCGGTCGCAGTAATAATTTTTAATCCACTACGACGGCCAATATCTACTTTTACAATGGTTAGCTTGCCTTGTGGTTTCCAGCATGGACTGTCGTGCGTTACTGTTTGACCAGCCTTAAAATCACTCATCTTTCACATCCTTTGACTTCGTAAATATCACCAACATCATGAAAGTTATATTTTTGAGCCAGACGGCTAATCACCTGTTTTCTGGTTAGCGGTTTTTCAGTCTTAATATCCACCGTGTACCACACCAAACCCAATCTAACGCGAGCCTCGTATTTGCATGAGGCATTCGCCTGGATGGATACCATCAACAAAAATGCGATTAAAATAATTTTCATCCCTCAATCACCTTCGTATTCGGGCTGATATGGTTCTTGATATCACTACACGTATCAATGCGGTCGTGATCGGCTAGAGCGGTGCGGAGGTCACTCAACAAGTAACTCTGCTGATCAGTCATATTTGGAAATGACATGATGTGGCCGTGATACTGATCTCGGGTAATCCAATACTTCGCCCACTCAGGCGCCCCATCCACAATCTGCTTACACTTCTCTAAACCTAGCTTTTCGATTAAGTTCATAATCCCAACTCCCGATCCAACTCATCAATGACCTGATCACACAGGCCGCCGTCTTCAAAAATATCCATCTGTCCAATCTTGTACTTGTATGTCATCCATTCACCTACCAGTGGGTAACGATCAATGCCTGTCTCTGTTTGCCACAGCAAAATGAATGCATGGCCGTTGTCATAATTTGGAACGCCACCACGCGCCCATTCGCTTACAGTTGAAGCACCAGACACCGGCAGAACGTCTGCAATCTTTTCGTGTGTCCAGCCGCATTTGCCTAAGTCCAGAATCATTCGATTGAAGTCCGGACGTTTGTAATTTCTGAGTTTTAACTTGAACTCCTTTACCTTCTTTTTGGTATGCAGATTGATAAAACGCGCGCGCGCGCGAGGGTCGTTCGTATATACCCCCTCTCCACACTCCCCACCCACTAGTTGCAGCCCCATAGAACTTCCCATAGCAACCCCTATATTCACTTTAAATTTCCATCACTTTTATTTTGAGTAATCCGCCTTTAACCACATTGCCCCGGCGTACTATCAGCTCATCAAACTGTTCGTCATCTACACAAAATTCACACTTCACCAAGCTATCAATCGTTGCTTTCAAGTAATTATCGATATCCCGTCTTAACCGATTTGGAAAATGAAACGTCACCTCCAGTTTTAACCGTGCTGCTGTTCTGGTTGGCGGTACCAACATGCTGACCAGATCGTGAAAATCTCTTGCCTCATCACTCAACTTGAAACCGCGTCCAGATTTCTTCCAATAGTGGTTTACCGATGGAGGAATAGCCGGCAAATTAAAATCTAAAATGACTTTTTCACCCCCTACGCTATTTCGCTCTAGTTTCGCGTCTACGGCGTTTTGTTCTGCTCCATGTGTCTTTGCTTCAATTTTGTTTTTAAATTGCACTGACGCGCATTCCTTGCGTAAATTGTGCTTATTCAAATGAACTTCTAACTGTTTTTCGCTCATGCGTATCGTCATGCAGTAGTCCCAAACAGTTGTTTTGCCTTTTCCGTTGGCAGGAAGCCTTGTGGACTCTTTTTATCGCCTGTGACATAACCAAGATCCTCAAGCGATGCTAAGTACCTGTGCACAGTCCTCTCACTCACACCGGAAACCACATCCTCCAAAACGTCTACCACATAAGTCTTTTTTGTCCTGAATGTAATGAACAGCATGATTTCAATGGTTTGTTCAAACATATGGCTATGAGATTTACTAATCATGCTGCACCACCTGTACGTTGATCATTCCAATTGCATTCGACTACGCTTAAACCGCCTTGCTGGAATCTAGACCAAAGACGATCACCCAAGTCTTTTTGCAGTTCTTCCAGGGTTAAATTTGAAATCAGCATGGTCGGCTTCATGCGGTCATAGCGTGCATATAAAACTTTGTGCACCAGCTCCCGGCGCTTATCACGGTCATGCAATCCGTATTCATCCAGAATCAATAAATCGTATTGAGTGAAATCATGGATTACAGATTTCTCTGTAGCGTCTGGTGCATCCCATGCGTGCATGATTCGTTGTGCCAGATCCTCACTGGTGATGTAGCGTGCGTATTTGCCATTTTTCAGCAGTGTTCTGGCCGTTGCACAGCTCAAATGGGTTTTGCCTGTACCTGTAGGCCCTACCATCACAAAGTTATTCTTGTCGCCGTTGATCATGTTCTTCGCGAAGGAAACAACCTGATTTAAAGCGTTCTGGTGTCCTGCATGTTTCACCAGGTAATTTTTAAAACCTGACTGAGCATGACGCTCTGGAAGTTGAGCACCTGCAAAATGCTTTTCACGTACCTGACGATCCACTTCGGCCTGTGCTTGTGCGAGTTGTGCTTCATGGAACTCTACGGCGCATTTTGGGCACTTGTGATATGGGCCTGCTTGAACCATAGCGACCTGATGCTTGCTGCAGATCTCTTGAACTTTTTTCAGTCCAAACGAAAACGATGACATTGCGTTCATACGAAGTCCTCCGGGATATCCACTTGGAAGTTTTCAACAG